GTTGGCTCGTCGCTTGCAGAACGGCAGCTCAAGACGCTCGAAAGTATCGACAAGAACACAAAGAACTCGCCCGGCGAAGGAATGGTGGCTGCATAATGCCAGGACAACTCGTGTGGGTAGAAGACGGCGACTCGAGGCAGGCCACGATTGTCCGCAAGGGACGTAAGGCGACGTCGTCGTATCAGAAATCGTACAAGATTTTCGGCACTGCTGACGACGTGGTGCTGCACGAAGCTATCAACGCTGAGATCAGCGATAGGGGTCGATACTGGCAGTATCCTGGCCTCCCTAGCATGCAGCTGATGGCAGAGTCTTACTCTGTCTCGTTCCTTGGCGACAACGCATGGCAAGTGCAGATCAGCTACAGCAAGGACGGTGCCGAGGACGGCACAGACCCGCTGAAGCGTGCCCGGACGTTTGACACGTCTGGTGGAACCAAGCACATGACTCAGGCTTTCGGTGAGTCACGGTTTGGCACTGGCGCACCAGATCAGAAGATGGCAATTGGCGTTGATTCAAACGGCGTTAACGGAATTGATATTGTTGTCCCACAGCTGCAATGGCAAGAAAGCTATGACGTGCCAAATGCCTACGTTACGAGTGAGTGGATTCGTGGTGTGGCTGGCGTGACAGGCACGACAAACAACGCATCGTTTCGCGGTTTTGAGGCTGGCGAGGTTTTGTTTGTTGGCTGCGCTGGGTCTCAGGAGTGGGACGACCAGAAGGGGCGTGGCCCGTGGTCTTTAGCGTTTCGGTTTGTCGCCGAGAAGAACGTCACAGGGCAAACGATTGGCGACATTTCCGGCGTCAGCAAAAAGGGCCACGAGTATTTGTGGGTTCGGTACGAGGATGCCGTTGACTCAAGCGTCCTTCTCAAGAAGCCAAAAGCTGTGTACGTCAACAAGGTCTACCGAGAGGGCGACTTCTCAACGCTCGGCATAGGAACAACCTAATGCCTCGCCCAGACGGACGTCTTGAGCCGGGACAGCCGCTACGCGGTGCCATCTCTGCCCGTGCGTGGAATCGGGCGCAGGATGCTGCCGACATCGTGCTGGGTGCCAACCCCGGCACCGAGGGTTCGCCCGGTTCGCCTGTGCTCAAGCCGTATACGTGGGCGTACTGCCGTCCTAGCGTGACTGTCGCACGCTGGGGCGTGCTGGCGATCACTGGCGTGGCGATCACGCCTACGGGCGAGTCTGGTGGTGCTACAGCGTCCTTTGAGGAGATGCCGGTCCTGACGGGTGGCACGCCGAGTGCGACGACGACGGCCTGGTGCGTGGCCGTTGAGCCGATTGAGAGCGGCAACGTCGGCAAGGTGGCTGTTGGTGGCGTGGTGCAGTGCAAGGTGGAGGTAGACAAGGCTGACGACAAGTTCGTGGGTTGCTCAAGCAGCGGACTAAAGACCGGCGTCAAAGGCGAGGGACTCATTCTCTACAAGGAGAGCGGCACGGGAAGCGGCAAGTGGGCGCTTGTGCGACTCGGCACCACGGCGACGACTGAACTTGATGTCGTGACCGGCGTGACGCTTGAATCAAGTGGTATCAAGATCACCAAGGAAACGGTCTACGTCATCGGCAAGAAAGATCCGAAGCCAGCCGACACGACGATCTCCACCACGGCCTGCACCTAATGCCACTCGCCACCAAAGACAATGCGATCATCGTGAAGGACGGAAAGCTTGCAGAGAATTGCGACTGCTGCGGTGGGTGGTATTGCTACAAGGACTGCTCACGCCCGACCTGCCCATGCGAATACGATGGGGAAATGCCACCCACTCTGCGTGCTCAAATTGATTTTTCATTCCCGTCTACAGTGTATCTTCCTCGAATTGCAGCACCGTTCGGGTTCGATGAGTACAATTCATACAGAGTCACTTCAGCGGACGCTTCGGCTGCGTCTATATCTATCACTCTTTCCAGAGTCGGATCGACTTGTAGCTACTCTGCTGCACTGCCTAGCTCACGCGGCGACATTTCCGTCACTGTTGGAGCCAGAAATGAAGTTCTTGATAGCAATTTGTGGCAATGCAGTGATTTGTGCTACACGGGAATATCACTAAATTCTTTTACTAGGTGGATTGCGTGTAAGTTGTCTCCAACTCAGTACGGACCAGCACCATTAAGAAACGCTGCTTCGCTTTCATATCCAATTGATTCCTTTGTGTTCATACCTGGCTTTGTATTGCCAAACACTTATGTTGATTTGGAAGTGACGCCCATCTACCACTCTGGTTTTCAGTTTGTATTGAATACCGCTGGCGTTGACGTGAGCCCTTGCGTCCTAAAGCCTTCTGAGTCGATATACGGCAGGTGGGTGTTTGATTTGCTGTACACGGACACAAGTGGACCCAATCTATCCAATCAAACACTTTCACGAGTGTGTTCTGTAACAGTGAGCGACTAAGTGCCCTGCTACCAATCCACCAATCTTCCGTCCGGCGTATCGACCACGGGCCTCACGTCCTATAGGACCGAGGCCGAGTGCAACCAAGCGTGCAAAGAAGGTGCGTGCTGCGAGGGCACGACATGCACGGTCAAGCCGCAGTGCCAGTGCCAAGAAGAGGGGCAGACGTACAAAGGCGTGGGCACGACGTGCGAGCCAAATCCGTGCTCTTTGTGTGACTTATCATCCATATCAATAAGCACAAGCGGCACGGCGTCAGGGTTTTGGGCTTCCTCTTTTATTTCCTACATATGCCCAGACCAGCAATATTCAGTCGGTGCTTCTGGTGCTGGGACGCTCACCAAGAATAATAATGAAATACTAGGACGAACTTTCTGCTCTTACAGCAGCGGCGTGGGGAGGTGTGCATATAAGGGGCAGTTTGCAATCGGAAACGGTGCTAGTCTGGGTGTTATTCTGGCGTTTTTTACGGTTGGCTCCGACATACGATACGCAATCTTCGCAACTGTTTTGTCAGGAACTTCAGCTGCCGTCGCTGCATGCGGTCCAGCACCAGTAGGTCAGTCTTACAATGGAGCTACAGCTAGATATGTGGGATGCAGCTCGGTCATAGGTTCAGTTTCTAGCTCTGGTGCGTTGCCCGTAAATCTTAATGACGCTCCACCTCTGGAAATTACTGGTTTAGGTGATGCAGCAGGTTATGATTTTGCCGCAAGAGGCGGAGGCGTCACGTTCTCCTTTAACCCACTCCCGTGATTACCTGCCACCGATCCAACCTTGAGGCCCGTTGCGTCGAGCGTTGCTACACGCTCGACGAGGTGCTGCCGTGCGTCGTCTCGCAGAACGGCGACGAGTGGACGATTGACACTGAGAGCGAGTTCTATCCGCGAGTGTCACGACTACCGCAGCCTCCCACCCACGGCCCCGGCACCGAGCTTTCCCGTCTCTTGAAACGGTTTGGCATCTCACCAACGCCAACCTGTGCCTGCCGCGCAAAGGCCGCAGAGATGGACGCCTGGGGGTGCGACGAGGCCAGCAAGCCAGAACGCATCGAAGAGGTTGTCGCCGTCATGCGAGCCGAGGCGGAGGCTCGCGGACTGCCTTTTCTCGACATTGCAGGGCGACTGCTCGTGCGGCGGGCGATCCAGAACGCCCGGCGGAACGCTTGACAGTCGTGCCACCCTAGTGGCATGGGACGCCCGCGATCACAGCCGAAGCCCAAGACGCAGCCACCTGCGGACATCTCGCCGTTTGACAGCGACGAGGAAGAGGACGACGTGGCCGGCGGCGGAATCCCTGACGAAGACGGCTGGATTCATCTTGAAGGAAAGGACGCCAAGCGTGAAGACGAAAAGCCGAAGCAGCCTGCTCGAGGACGTGCGAAAGGCAGTAAGTGACGCTCGGCACGGGCCAGCTACTTGGTACGAGCGGCTGGCACCCGAGCACCGGGCAGAACTTGACGCCATCAAGGCTGAGTGGGCGGCTGGCGAACTAGGGGACCGCAAGAAGACGTTGGCGAGGGCACTTGCCGAGAACATGCGTGTCCGTGGCATCTCTGAAGTTGGCACACAGGGAGTGCTTACATGGCTCGAAAAAGCCTGAAGGACGCAGTCGCAGAGGACATCAGCCACTCGCAGCAGCTTGCTGCCGACGCTGAACTGGCACGGTTGCGGTCAGAGTTGGCAACGTACCGAAATCGGTACAAGGCGGCCCTGGCTCAAATTGACCGTGAGCGTGAGCGTGGTGACGCTTTGGTTAGCCTGTCTGGCATCAAGCCTGTTGCAAAGCCTTTGACCAAACCTGTCACGGCAAAGAAGCACGACGCGACTGCCGTGCTGATGCTGTCGGACGTCCACTGCGAAGAGCGCATCCTGCCCGAGACGGTGAATGGCGAAAATGACTACTCGCTTGACGTATGTCAGCTTCGAATGAATGAACTTCAAGAGCGTTTTCTTGCGTGCCTAGAGCACGAGCGGAACCAGGCGAACATTCGCCGCGTTCTTGTTTGGCTCGGAGGCGATTTCATCACTGGGCATATTCACCCAGACTGCATGGAAGTGGCGCAGTTGTCGCCCATGAACGCTACGCGGTGGATTGCCGAAAGGCTGCGGGCTTTCATTGACGCCGTGGCTGATAGTGCGGAGTCTGTCATCGTCTGCACGAACGCAGGCAACCATGGGAGAAGCACAGAGAAAAACCGCATCGCCACGGAGCTAGATCATTCGTGGGAACAGATGATGTATTTCACGCTGGCCCGCGAGGAGAAGAACAAGAACGTCAAATGGCAGATCGCCGCCGGGCACCTCGGGTACGTGGATCTTGACGGGTTCCTTGTACGCACGACTCATGGTCACTCAATTCGCTACCAAGGCGGCAACTACGGCTTGGCCCTGCCAGCGAGCAAGGCAATAGCTAGGTGGGACGCAGGACGCAAAGCGGATCTCACGATATTCGGCCATTACCACTCGTTCGGCTGGCTGCGTGGTGCTCGCTACGTCGCAAATGGAAGCGTCATCGGCCACAGCCCATACGCAGAGCGTGTCGCCTCTCCTGAGCGTCCATGCCAAGGAATGGCAATCATTGACGGCGGAAGACGCGAGGTTACTCGAGCGTATCCGTTGTTCTGCGACCGCGACTTACGGTCGAAGGCTTGACGCATGCAATACGAATTGAGTGACGAGTACATCGCCGAGGCCCGCCAGCGAGCGTATCGCTTTCAGGGGCAGT